GAAGTGTTGTAAGAAGTTTTAGAAATTCATCTGTACCATTGACATCAAGGGAACTGTCAAACACTTCATCAAGAACAAGAAGGTTGGTGTTTACACTGTTCTTCATTCTTGCAATACCTCTCCAAGTAAACAAAAGTGCAAGGTCGATTCTCATCTTCTCACCTTGAGAGAAGTTATCGTATTTGAATTCGTCTCTGTGTCTTGACTTGATAGTCTCTTCGAAACCTTCGTCTATTTCAAACCCGACATAGAATTCCATTTGTGCAAGATACTTATTGATTAGTTTGTTCATGATTGGAATATACTGTTTGATAATCTTTTCTTTCACACCTTGGTCTTTAAGAAGTAGACCAGCTATGTCAAAGTAATGACCTTGTTCAACAAGTGTCTTCTTTTTACCTTCTAGGATTTCTAGTTTATCCTCACTGTCTGATATCTTTGTTTCTGTATCAGAAGATGCACTGACTTCACTTTTCAATAAATCAATTTCTTTTTGTATCTTCGTAATGTATTTTTGATTGGATACGACTTCTGTTTGAGTAACACCAATTTCTTTTTGGACTTGGTTTATCTCATCTTGTACTATTCCGATTTCTTCGAGTCGTTCTCTTGTTTCTTTAATAGTTTTGTCGAGTGAAACCACTGCCTCCTTGACCTCTGTAACCTTTGCTGATTTCTCTTCAATGTGTTTCTTCTTGTGTTCCTCATCTAACCCCTGTTTACATGTTGGACAATTGTCATGGTCTTCATAGAATTTTACTTCTTGAAGTGCTTTCTTTCTTGCAGCTTCTAGTTGTCTTGTAACGTCTTCTGCTTGTTTTAATCTGTCTTTCTGTGGGTCGACATCACTAATTGTTTTTCTTAGAGATGTGATGTGGTCATTGTTAGACCCAATCTTTGTCATCAAGTCTTCGATGTTGTCTTGTGTTTCTTTTACTGTACTCTCATATCTAGTGATTTTAGATTCTCGATTGACTCTCAATGCTTCTAGTTGTTCGTTAAGACCATGAAGTCTTTCCTCTAGAATCTTTACCTCATAGTCTGTGTCTCTTAGTTCAACTGTATGATTCGATATCTTCTTTCTAAGTATATCTCTCATGGTACTGAATATAGAAATGTCTAATAAGTCTTCTACTAACTTACGTCTGTCTCTTGCTTTCAATTGCATAAAAGGTGTGAAGTTTGCAGAACCTAGAATTGCAACCTGTGTAAAAGACCTGTAACTCATCTTCAAGATGTTCTTCTCTAACATCTCTTGGTAGTCTCTTTGGTTTGCCTCTTGGTTGATGAGTGTGTCATTCAGATACAATTCAAATCGATTTGGTTTTGCACCCCTCACTACCTTATACTTTTTTCTACCAACCGAGAATTCTACCTCTACAAGTAATTCTCTCTGATTGATAGAGTTGATAAGTAAATCTTTTTTTAGATTCCTGAACCCTTTACCATAGAGTCCAAAGCATAATGCATCTAACATGGTGGATTTACCAGCACCATTCTCACCAATAACCAATGTGGTTTGATGTGTGTCTAAATTAATTTCTGTAAATGTGTTTCCCGAAGATAGTAAATTCTTGTATCTTACCTTTTCAAATTTTATCATAGATAGTTGTGTTCATCCAAAGCTTCATTATATAATGTTTTCATTAAATCGTTTAGAGGTCTCTTCTTTCCTTGGATGTCCATACTGTCAACATATTTGTTTAGTATTGTGAGAGTATCCTCTACGTTCTCGATTTCATCATCGTCCAGTAAGTCGATGTTCTTGTGGTCATCGACTACTGATAAGTGCAATGGTTCTTGTTTGTGTACTTCATCTAAGAATACATCGAACCAATACGGGTTGTCTTTATTGACAACAATAATTTTTACAAACTTTTCTTTTAAGTGTGAATAGTCTTTGTCTTTGATAGTGTCGAATGTTTCATCTGTGTCATCATAGAATATCTTTTCAAACATTGTAAGTGGATTTAATATAGGAGATAACTCTTGTGTATCCGTATCAAATATGTGGAAGTATTTGTTGTCCCCAAAATCTGACCACGTGAACTGCATCTGTGAACCCAAGTATTTGATATTCTGAACTTCTGATTTCTGATGGAAGTGACCACTCAAAACCTTTTCAAACCTTTTCAAATGTACATGGTCAAAACCATGAGTACATGCAACGCCAGGCATCATCAATGCACCTTCGATTTCAAAGTGACCCATACACCATGTTGCAGTACAGTTTCGTAAGTAATCAATTGTGTCTGCAAAATTTTCGGGATTAATCCACGGAACTAATGATAACTCAAACCCATCATACTCTTTAGTAGTGGGTTCACTGATGATGTTTATATTACTCTCTTGGAACAATAACAACTCGGGTGCATTTACATCATTGGTATTCTTATAGTAAGTGTCATGGTTACCTAAGATTAAATCCATAGTAATACCACGTTCAATCATAGGTTCAATGAAGTGTTCTTTGTTTGCTTTGAGACTTGCAAAGTTTACGTACTTACGTCTATCAAAATAATCACCTAAGTGAATTATGTTTTTGATATTATGTTCATCTAGATATGGGAAGAATACCTCTTCATAGAAACGTCCTTGGTACTCGGACATTGCAACCATATCTCCACGGACACCAGCATGGGTGTCATTCAATAGAGCTATTTTCATTCTGTAAATTTATCTAGGTTGTTTTTAGTTTTCTTTTTGGTTGTTGTTGTTTTTTTGTCTTTTCTAGGTTTGTAGTCGACTGGATTCATATTTTCTTGCATCCATTCGATATTAGTATTGACGAGTGAAGGGTCGTGTTGACCATCGATTGTGGTAAATCCACTCCCCTCGATTCCTACTTTCTCAATTGTTTTCTGTTTGATGTATACTTGTTTCTTTTCTTTTTGTATACGTCTTAAGAATGCATAGTAACATATCTGTGTAATGTATGCAAATGCATTACTGGATTTTTCGGGATTGAAATTGTTGATGTACTGTAGACAGTTCTCAATTGCATCACAAATCATTTCATCTCTATAGGTATAGTTGATAAAGTTTGGACGTGTCGATAGACGGGTTGCAATCTTATAGATGCATTCACCAATGTATTCTGACATTTGAGGTTTTTCTTCTTCTCTGTCTAGAGCTTCTTTAACTTGTTGATTGTACTCAGTAACAGCTGCTGTGAACTCTTTGTTATTCACATAGTGTTCTTGTTGTTGTGCTTTAGTTTTAGTAGTCATGTAACTATAATACTGTATATTTGTCTCTGTGTCTAGAGGTTTTTGAAGTTTTTTTAATTTAATTTATTTTAAAAAGTCTATTGACAGTATCAAAATCTCATGATATCATAATTATGTCCCACAAGGAGACTCTTAGTATTATAAAAAGAGATTATTTACTAGAAGAATTAGACATACAATTATACTCATAAATGATGTTCCCAAAAATAAACTGAATAGAAATACTTCATTGGGTGTGAATTCATATTCTGTCTCTTTTCCAAGACCCATCAATAATCGAATTGTTGTTTTAAAAAGTTTTACCATTTATAAAGAAGATAACTAACATTAATCCTAACATAAAAAGTTGGATGAGGGAAGGGAATAATACGAAAACTTTCATCACATCGAAATCACCTTTGGAAAAGAAATCCTTTTCTCTCCATTCCTCTACTTCCTTAGGAGTAGCATCTCTACATTTATTTAGGGGTAGGGGAAGTTGCATTTATACGATGGGTGCAATAGCTAATACACAAACTGCAAAGATAACAGAGAGCAAAAGCATCTCAAAGAAGTTATCTACGTCTTGCGTATCGATTTTACGGATTTTTCTTTTAATTAATTCAGTCATTATAATATAGGTTCCAGTGATAATTTAATATAGGGTAGGGTTATTACACCCATATTTAGACAAATAGAAAACCTAAGATATTGATTTTATTAAATTAATGTATTATTTTTTTGGACACATCTTCGACATCGAAATCATCGAACTCTTCATCTAATATGTCATCGTATTCACCACTAGCTTGCATTTCTTCCATGAGTGATGAGACGCGGTCATGAATACTTCTACTGTCCACGGGTTCTCTATCGATGACTGGAATAGTTTCGGTCTCTACCCAATTACTCCATCTCACACATGCTTGGTCATACATAGGAATGTATTGTTTTGCAAGAGATACCGTTGCCATGATTGTTTCTTTTTCAATTGATACGACTGGTTCATCAGTCATAGGGATGTAAGGATAAAATTGACACACCGTATGACCCTGTTGATACTTAGAAGGTAACAGTGAACAATGCATAGGAAGTGTAACACTAATACTGTCTCCCTTATCCACAGTCATACCTACTATTTCTAGTCCGTTTTTAAGTTTTACAACTTGATATTTTTCGGGTGTTTTAATTAAGTCTTTTGGTGATACCATTACTTTAAGTTAATTGTATGCATGTTGTATACAAATTTCTCCTCGTTATAGATATTTATTCTTTCTTTCAAGTGGTTAAGTGTATAATTCTCACATTGTAAATCATCTGCAATGTCAAAAAGTTTCAAGTCCTTCTTATCATCTGACACTCTAAGACCACGTCCTATAGACTGTAGATTTCTAATCCTTGATTTAGTAGGACTTGCAAATACAATATTATTTATCTTTTTAATATTGACCCCTGTAGAGAAGACACCGTATGATGCAAGTATTACACTGTTATTACTTTTCTCTACTTTCTCTCTGACTTCTTCACGGTCTACTGCATCTGTACCACCGTAAACATAGTGTAAGTTCTTCACCCGTTTATCTAACATAGGATATAAAACTTGTCCGTGTTTTTCTACATATTGAAATAACACTAGTGTGTTCCCTTTCAGACTGAACACTAAATTACATAAGAACTCATTTCTCTTCTGATTGGAAACAATGTAATCCATTTCGTCTTGATACTTCATCTTCTTTTGTTTTGGATGTTTAAGTATCAGACAATCTATCTCTAACTTTGCAACGGTACCTTTCTGCATTAATTCATCAGTACTGATAACCTTCTTTGCTTCACCAAACAATCCTTCTAGTTGTAACTTATGTACCTCTGAACCATCAAGTGTACCTGTAGTACCGAATCTGTACTTTACATTTTTCATCTTTTCAAGGATACCCTTCAGAACATTAGCTTTAAATAAATGAGCTTCATCTCCGAAAACCACATCAAATGTATTGTAATATTCTTTTGGTAATCTACTCAATGACTGCCATGTAGTAATAGTTACATTTGATTCAAAAATATCTTGACCACTATAGACCTTACAAATTTTTTCTTTGAAACCATAGTCTGCAAAATCTTTAGTCATCTGTTCTACTAGAGATGTTGTTGGTACTATGATTAATGATTTTTTTTGATACCATCTATGTAATAGATAGATGATGAATGACTTACCACTTGCAGTTGGTGATACTAGTAGTTTACGTTCTGAGTTTATACAGTCTAGAACAGAATCGAATTGATAATCACGAGGACTAAAAGGAACGTTAAGAGAACTGATGTGTTTCTCAAGAACCTCCTTTGTCGTCTCCTTAGACTTTCGAATATCAGTTTTGTAAGCATACCCTCTCTCCTCACAGAATAATTCTAAGTATTTATGAAGTCCTAGGTAGAGTTTACCTGTCTTGATTGAAAATAAGTATATCTTCCCATCCCACCATTTGTTTTTATATGATGGCATGAACTTTGCATTAGGGACGTTGAATGAAAAGAACTGATGAAGTTCCTTTGCAATGGATGGTTCACAAGATACTTGTAGATATACTTCGTCTAGTTTTGCTGATACGACCATGAATTACACATATGGTTGTCCACATGCCCACCCTACTAAAGAAGTTCTTGTCCCCATGGTTACTGGTGTTACTTGGTGGTATACAAATGATGGAAATACAATCATAGTACCTATTGCCTTTGCACTGAAAGGTGCAGTATGTATCATCTTATGTACATCAACTACCCTCTCATTTGTCAACTGATTGAATTCATTCACAGGTTCTAACCATTGAAAATGACCACCGTTATATTCATCGGGTTCTGTTAGTTGTATGGTAATTGATAATTTTCTTATAGTACCATCTTGATTTTTCATTCCACCATGGTCTGTGTGCCATGTGTAGAATCCAGGCTTACCTCTATCTGCAGTGTACGATGTGTATTGGAAGTTTTCGAAATAATCTATATTCACATTCCAATCTGCATTTTGATTTGCAATCTGTAATCCTTCAATAATTTTGTTGTTAATGTCCTGTGGAATGAAGTGGTCTCTGTCGAACCACTTAATTTGAGATACTCTCAAGTCTTCGTTTAACCCATGTTCATCTTCTGTTTCTCCTGATGCATCGGGGTCATCTTGATTACCACCTGTTCTTCCCTCATCCCATGGAATAGTATCAGAAGATGCATGTATTCTTGCAACTTCTTCGGGTGTTAAGTATTCATTTAAGATGATACAATTGTTTTCTAAAATCATTTTATTGACCTGCCATAAATTTTCTCCAATCAATCGTGTTCTTGATTGTTTGGTGTCTCCAAGTGATGTTCTCCATACACTTTTGTAAGAATTGTATACAGACGTTTAGGTATTCGATTTTACCATTCAAGTTTTGAATATCCTCATCTGCATTGAAGTAATAGTTGTAGTCTGACTTCATTACTTTAAGACCATCGAATGGGTCATTTTCCCATCCCAATGTTTTTATTTCTTCTTGTGAAAGTTTACCACTGTACCATAACCATTTCAGTTTGGTAATTTTGGATAATTCGAATTGTATTTTCTTAAGTGTAATTAGTTTGTCTGATAACAGACTTGAGTATTTTGCATGAAGTTTGGGAATCTCAAGACTTGATTTATCTAATTCGATGTCATCAATCTGAGTATCTTTGTTCCATTCTTCTTTTAATTGTTCTAGATTCATAATATAATTATACCCTAAAAGGTGTATTTTGTATAGGTATTTATGACTTTGTTTCTATGGTATATCTACCTATTCTAAAGGTTACATCACATACTACAGCTTCACCATCTGCACCTGATTGGAACTCTACACCACTTAAAGATGTAGGGAATATGTCATGAAATCTGATAAACTTATTTGCAACATTTTTGTTTGTGTTTACAACTAATGATGCATCCGATATTTCATTTAAGAATTCATTTGAAGTGTAACGATTAAGTGTATCGGTCTCAGCAGATTTTGCTGGGTTATAGTTCTTTGGGTCTAACGGGACGATAGATGTCATCCAGTTATACAACTCAGTGAAGTTTGCCATATCCTCATCGACTAAGAATTGCACTTGAAGTGTTTCGAATTCTAACTTGTCGCCTGGAAAATATGCATCTAATCCAACCCCAGCAGCTTGTATTGTTTCTGTGAATGACAAGCCTGGTAATTGTACAGTCCTACAAAAGTATTCCACGTTTGGAATTCTGTCGATTAGAAATCGAAAATTATTTCGATTAAGAACTGATGTGTTTATTGTCATTTAGTTTGATTACCCTAATGTTCTTTGTGGTGTCATGATAGTCACCATCTCTGTATTCACGGTCTACTATAGACTCACACAAATATCCATCTTGAACATAGATTGTTTTCATCTGTCTAGATAAAACATTTTTGGTTTCAACTCCATTAGGAAATCCAATTCTTTCGAACGGCCCTTCACTAATAGTAACTTGTTTTTTGTATTTGTCCATAGTAGTATTTATAGTTACTTCTCGGTTACAAACTCATTTAACATTCTTGCAGTTTGTATAACTTCTTCACCAGTGATTTCTCTTAGTGGTAAAGGTTTCTTATTATTAGGATTGTTTTCGTTATGCATATAGATAGCGTCAACCTCCCTCTGATAATTAAGAGACAATAGTCCTTCTGCTTGTGATAATAAGTCGGCTCTGATTTCGAACCCCGATTTTCCTGAATTACTCATATTTTTCTCCTGTGTGTGTATGTGTAATGTAAAGATTATTCCTTACCTTGTATTTAGGTTGACAATGTACCTAACTTTTTGGTATACTAGTAAAGTAGGAAATCGAGACGGAAGTAAGTTGGTTGTGAGAGGTTGTTCCGTATAGAAAAGGTGTTCACACTGTTAAAGTCAATTAAGACGTGGCATATAATCGTGAGGTGTGGATAGAATCCGAACAGAGAAGTACTTGAAATTTTTGACGAATTGGGAAAGTATGGTAAACGAATTTCTTTATGGTCACTACCTATTGACCTAGATAAAATTGGGGTAAGGCCTCACTAGAAGGACACGGTGTAAAGAATTGGGTTAATCCCCAAGACATTGAACGATTAGAGTCACTAAACAAAAAAAAGGACTCCGAAGAGTCCTTTTAAAAAGTCTAAACTTTTAATTATAGAATATTGCTTACAGCCATTTTTCTATAGTAGAAGTTAGAACCATTTGATGCAAGACCACTTGAAGGTGTATCACCTACGAATGGATTTGAAATCATTCCATATCTAGTTTTGAAACCGATTTTTGGTTGGAATGTGTTCTCACCAACTGCACGTACCATTTGTAATGGAACGTAAGGGCAATAGAACATACCTGCGTCGTATGGGTTTGAACCTCTGTAACCAACTGTTAGGTAGTTAACAGATGCATAAGGGTCTATATAGACCTTTACTCTTCCGTTAAGAACACCAGCAAATGTATTACCTGTGTCGTCTACGTTTAAGTTAGTTGCTAAAGCTGGTGCATAATCTAATACTCCTGCCATAGAAAGAGCAGATGCTACGTCTGAAGAACATAGGATAAAGTTACCTTTACCTCTTCTTGATTCTTTAGCAATCTTGTTTGATTCTCTTTCGATTTGGAATAATAGACCTTTGAACTTCTCTACTGACCATCTTCCGTTAGCATCAACGTCTAGGTTGAATGTACCGGCTGATGCAGTATCTTCTGCTCCAGTTTTTGCTTGAAGGTTAACACTTCTTACAACTTCTCTATTAATTTCTGCTAAAATTTCTGATGAAAGAATGTTAGCAAGTTCTGACTCAGCGTCAAGACCATGAATTGCTTTAAGGTCTTGTGCTAATTCTAATGTGTATTCAGCTTTAAGTGCTCTTGATTTCGCAGTAACAGTTGCTTTCTCAATTGTGAAAGACATTTCTGCAAAACTATTTGATGAACTATCACCTAATGCTTCAGCTGTTGCTGTAGACATTCCTGAACCAGTTGTTGATTCGTATGATGGTGATGATGTATCAAATGGGTCACCGATTGCAGCTTGCTGTGCGCCTGCTGCTGATGATTGTGCTGCACTTGAATATGATGAAACGGGTTCGTTGATTCCTAATGCTTCTGATTTACCCTCTCTACCCACTGATGGATAGTCGTTATATCTTGCTTTCATAGCGAAGATAAGACCTGTCGGGCCAGTCATTGGTTGAACACCGCAAATGTCGTAAGCTACGAGATTTGGCATTGCTCTTCTAACCAATGATATAAGGATTGGCTCCCAGTTGCTAATTGCACTTGAACCAGTTGCATTCAATGGAGCTGCTTCTGATAAGGTTGCTCTATCTTCGTTAAGTGCATTCTCTTGGTTCTCCAAGATAACAGCTGTGACTGCTCTCTTGTAGTTATCCTCGATTTTTGGTAAATCGGAATGCTCTAAGATAGGTTCCCATTTCTTTTGTAAATCTTCTGATAAGAACATTTTTTATTTCTCCTTGAAATTAACCTAATGGTTTTAGTTTACTTAATGCGCTAGCATATCTAGACATTGAAGGGTCAAGTACTGGTTCTGAAGATTCCTCTTCAAGAGTACCCATACCTTCTACTTCTAGGGTTTCTTCTGAAATACTTTCTGTTTCAGTAGCAGGGAAGTAAGCTTCTTTCAACTCGTTAACTTTATCACTAAAGTCTTCGATGCTTTTGAAGTCTACACCTTCTGCTAATGCAGATAGTTTTTCAGCTTGTGAATCGGATAGACTATCACTAGTTTCTCTGACCACGTTAGCTCGTTTTAATGAATCCATCTCTTCTGAAATATCCATATTCTTAGATACTTCTGCATCGAGTTTTAGTTCCATGTCATCGAGTTTATTTGCAAGTTCGTCAATAACGTTATACTTGTCTTCAGGTACGTCAACATAATGTTCAGTGAACAATGTTTTCAGACCTTCGATAAAGTTTTCAGTCATTTCCGCTCTTAGTCCACGTTCAATTGCAAGTTCATTTTCAGATGCCCACTCTTCAGCGACATATGAAAGGTACTTATCAACTGCTTCAGTCAAATCAGATTTGACGGAATCAACCGTGGTTTTCAACTCTTGCTCGTATTGAGACTTGAGTTGTTCGTTGATTTCTGCTGCCTTCGAGTTGATTGCAGCTTTGAAAATTGTTTTTGCTTTTTCTGTATTCTCTTCAGAAAGTTCTAGAGATTCAGATATTGCAGCTAGGTCTTCATCGACTTCGATGTCTACGAGAGATGATTCAACTTCGACTTCTTCTTTCTTAGTTGATTCTTTTTTCTCATCTTCATCTTCGTCTTCGTCCTCTTCTTCTTTGTCTTCTTCTTCGACAAATAAAGAGTTGAATGACTCTTCTACGTCATCTTCGTCTTTCTTCTTCATCATTTCAACGAATGCTCTAGCAATTTCTGCTTTAGTAGAATCTTCAGATACTTCGACTTCTTCTTCCATATCTTTAGATGACTTCATATACATTGCCATGAGTTTTTCTTTATCCATTGATTTCATTGATGAAACCATAGACTTAATCATTTCCATTTTTGAAGGTTTTGACTCTTCAGAATCTTCTTCTTCTTTTACTTTCTTTAATTGAACTGGTTTTTCGGCAGGTGCTTCACCCTTCTGTTGTGGGTCTCCTGAAATTTCCTTTGACCCAGCCTCAGCACCTTTTACGGATTTAACAGCTTTGTCAACAGGATTTTCTTCAGGCTTAACAATCTCGCCCTTACCTGAACCAATTACAGCAGCGTCTGATGAACCTTGTTTGACTGGTTTTGCATCACCCTTCTCGGCTTTCGCCACAGGTGCAGAACTGTCTTTTTTCATCTCCTCTGCTATCATTTTTTCTAAGTTAGACATAATTTCTCCTGTTATGGTCTGTTTATTGTATTTATATTATTTATATCTTACAAACTTTCAACAAACTTTTTCCATATAATTAACTTTGTTTCCTCTAATTTATTCAGTTTTGCAGACATAAGTTGGTCTCTCATCTTTTCTGCTTCCACTGCTTTTAGTACACCGTTTTCGAAAATCCATTCAACACCTTCCATTATCCCTTCGACAAATGCCTCGGGAGCGGATGGGTCAGCAACAATGTCTCCAGCTGTTGCTAATTGAAAGTCATCTTTAACGTATTGAGCTCCATTCTTTTGTTCTAGGGAACCTAGACCACGAGATGAAACACCAAGTTTAGCACCGTCATCAATGAGGTTTCTGACGATTTGCCCGTTTGGTGTAGATAAAACTTTTGCACGTCCTACATAATTGTTACCATCTTCTTCTAATGATTGAATTAAGTGGGACACTTTGTCCAAATTGATTGTTGGGCCATCGGGATGACCTAACTCTCCGAATGCACGTTGTTTCTGTACGAACTCTTTATTGTAACGTGCAACTTCTTCTTTGATTACTTCTTTTGGATATACTCTTCCATTTCTGTTTTTAATCTCTGACTGAATAAAAATCCCTTCAATGAAGTAATCCTTACTCCCATCTTCTTTTGATTCACAGATAGGTGTAACTATATCGTTAAACTCTGAAATTAATTTCATTGAAAATCTCCTCTATTTTTACTCCCTCAAAGTTCATTTGTTTGAACAGTTTAGACATTTCTTTTACTGACTTCTCTGCTTCTTTCATGTTCCTATAGGGGCCTGTTTCGTTATCGTTGACGTATGCAAATACCTCACGACCCTTTTGTGAATAGGTGATATCATAATTCTTACCACCAACTCTCATCTTCTCTACTTTAACTTCTTTATGACCTGTGGGTAAAGACATCTTTACCTCATATAAGTCTCTTGTAAGTTGAGAGAACGTTTTCATTAGTCTTCTGACTCTAATGGTACTTCTTGATTTTCAGATGCATTCATCCAATCCATAGATTGTTCGACTCTTTTCATATCAACCACTTCTGCAGCTTTCTGACTAAGTGTCTGATTGATGAGTTCTCTTGCATCATTTAATTCACCACGTTCTATTCCATTAACAATTTCTTTTACATTACTCATTAGTACTCCTCGTCATCTCCGTAAAGACCTAATTCTTTTTCTGACTCTATCTGTTTATTAATTTTCTCAATTTCTTGTTCTGATTGCATGAGAATATTCTTTCTAACATAATCGATAGAGTAATATTTACCTACGAGTTCTGACATATTCTGCATAGTGTCAATCCTCTCTCTTATGATTTCTGAATCTTTCAACTCTGTAAAGTGGTTGTCTGATGCAAAATCATACTTAATAAAATCTGAAACACCGTCAAATTCATCGGGTTTCATTATGTTCTTTAGTATCAACTGAGTCCTTAGGATATCAGTGAAACATCTAGAAAACTTCATTTGAAGTCTGTTGGTGAACTTGTTAAATTTAAGTTCATCCCTATTAATCTCTGATGCTCTTCCTAGAGAGAAACCAGCATCGGATTCTAATCTAGATATTGGTACACTTAAAGACTTGTATAACTTCTTCTTAAAGTATTCAACATCTTCAATCTCTGCAAGGTTCTGACCGCCAGGCAAAGTTGTTATCTCTGTACCTCTACCACCTTCTCTACGTGGTAACCAGTAATCTTCCATCATCGACATATGTTTTCTGTCGTCTTTGATTTCCCCTGTAGCTGCATTGTAAACAAGTTTATTTCTATACTTGTTCATCACATCTGCAAGGTACTGTTCTGCTTTTGCTTTCGGAAGGTTACCTACATCAATGTAATAAATTCTTCTCTCAGGAGCTCTTGTGATTCTGTATATTACAAGTGCATCCTCCATCATTGATAACTGATTTGCAGTCTTCAATGCTTTATGAAGATATCCTATCACTACATTTTTACTATAGTCTAATAGTCCCGATGTTGTATATGTTACTGCCTCGGGTGCAATCCTCATAGTTGTACCATCACTGGTACCTGTCTTGTTGAATCCTTTATCATTGAACATAAAGAACTCTTCAACTTTCTTAATCTTTTCGATTTTGGTTTTTGCGTCTTTTTCTTTCTCAACGTTTCTGACCTTCTTAATTTTGAGAGGGTCGATGTTTCTCAAGTCCACAATACCTTTCTTGACATTATTTTTGTCCACGACTTTATGGAAGTATATTCTTCCATCAACGTACCATTTTCTGAATAGTTCATGAGAGTTCTGAGGGAACTTCATTAGGTGTAGAAGATAATCAAATTCTTCTTGTATCTTTGACTTTATACTTGCAGTCAACTTTACTTTACCCAAATCAAGTGATACTATATTATCCTTGACATCAGAAGTGATACACTCGTTGACAATGTCTTCAATAGCAGAGTCACATTCGGGTATCAATGATACTTCACGATACCTTCTAATGAGGTCAACCTCATTTTTGATACCACCTTCCATGTCCACATATGCACCATAAGCTGCACCTGAGACATACCCTGCTTGTTGTTGAATAACGGGTGTTCCGTCATCCTCAACTGGTGGTACGAATGAAGGGGCTGAGATTTTCTCTTTCCCCTGTTGTGTTTCTGTTTTACGAGTTATCTCGAATCCAAATAATTCCATAATATATATATTTATACTCCCCGAAACATGTGTCTAGGGGAGTATAATCCTTCTAAATTAAACGACTCTCTGCCAGTGTGAATATGAGAATGTGACATCAAATGTCTCCAACTGGTCGGTTGTATCGTAATCTAATGCGATTTCACCAATATTGTTAGGGAACATGTTGAAGAACTCATATCTTGCCAACACAGTATCGTCTTTGTTTAATTGTTCAACGAAAGCCCTATCTAATAGATAATCTAGTGATGTTAAACCTTCTCCTGAATCTAGTTCTTGGATATCTCTCTGCCATGCTTCTAGAGCTGTTCTTGCAGAGAACTCCACATCATTGATGATTGAAACAGTCCAATCTTCAAATGTTCTATCACCTGCGATTTTAAGTTTTGAACCTCTAAAGTTCACCTCAAATGCTGGGATAGTTGATGCTGGTATCTGAGCTGCCTTACAAAGGAACTCAATCTTACCACCTGACCTAGGTAGGAAAACCTTAAATCTATTTGCTCTTGGGCCTCCACCGAGTAATTGTGCTTTAAAACTGTCTATACTTGCCATTGTTTACTCCTTAGATTGCACCATAAAGTTCTTCAAACTCAACACCTGACCTTGCAGCCACGAAGTTAAGAGTGATGAAATTAATAGATTTAGCTGGTTTAATGAAGATAGATGCGACAAACTCATTTCTATCTACCACCGAATCAGTATTGTTAGACTCATCACATACTACTGAGAAGTCGTAAATACCTTTTCTATTTTTAACATCTCTTAGGAAAGGTTCAATTGCACTTCTAAACTGAGCTCTTGTGAATCCGTCATTGAATTCAAAGAGTCTACCTTTAGCTGCTGCTGAAATTGCTTTCTCTAATACGATGAATAGTCTTCGTACGTTAATTCTATCGAACGCTGATGGTTGTGTTAGTCCTGTTTTATCTCCAAACAACACGGTTCCTTGGCCAGGGAATGTTACCACTGGATTAACTCTTGCTCTATACAAGTCATCTCTTGATGCCTTCTTAGGATTAAATGCAAGTTTGGTTACTCCTAGGTATTGTCCTCTGTTGAAACCTGCTGGTGAGAACCATGGGTCATTCAATAAGTCTGACCTTGCCATAATTCCACCTGTGTGTCCGTTAGCAGGAACATAAACGTATCTATCATTGTACTTATCATAGACATATAACCAACCTGAGTCAAAGACACAGAATGAAGAACTTGATGCAGTATTAACGTCTGCTAGTACGTTTGACAATTGGGTCGCTTCTGATGAAACGTTAACAACTGATGCTCTTCTTGGTGATGCTAATAATAGACAATCCTTACGTTTTTCACAAACCAATATACCCTGATTAACGATTGTTGTCCAATCTGCAAGGGTATCTTGTTCTGTTCCACTTCCGTTATCAGTTCTTGTTGAACCTACGATAAGGAATGAAATGTCTGATGTTTCTCCATCTTCGAAATGGTCTTGCCATGCACCGTACTTTTGTCCTGCTGTAGGAAGGTTACCATCATTACCAGCACCGAATGCTGTTTTCTGTGGTAAGTCGGGTGTTAGGTTATTTGAACCTAAAGATGAAGATGTGTATATAGTACTTGTGTTTGACACAATTGCTGCCAAGTGTGAAGTAACATATACCCATTGTGAGTCTCTCTCTAATACATCTCTGTAAAAGTTTGAATCTCCGTTTAAATTTTTTGCGTCTGATGCTAATGAAACAAATCCATATGATTCAAGAACTGTATTTTTAGTTCCTGATATATCTCCGTCTTCGTCTACGATTACTATATGAATTTCATCGTTAGATGAACCATTAGCAGCTGCTAGTGCAGATGTGCCAGGTGCTTTTTCAAAATATGATTGCCATTCCCACTTACGAGTAATACCTACTGCTGCACCTGAACCTGAACCATCAACTGCAGATGTTAAACCTGTTCCAGCTGGTTGGTTAAGTGCTTCAATAGTTAGTGAAGTTCCTGCTACTGCAGTTACTTTATACTCTTGAGTGTGATTGTCAAACACGATAACGTCACCAACAACAAATAGTGTTGATGCGTTTGTGACACCAGTGATAGACGTTGCATTTAGAGCGTTGTCTGCAGTTGTGTTACCTGCTGAAGCTTCCTGCCATGCATTTGAAGATGCACAAACATGAACACTTAATGAATTACCCAATGCACCTGCGAACTTAGCAACATATGCTCCAACACTTCCTGAATTACTCAAGTCTCTGTAAGACTCTATGTATTCTGAACCGTTCTTAATAATTTGTGAAGCGGTTGAAGAAGCGTTTGCGTTTGCAAGGTTTGTTGAGTTAACTCTAACTACTCTTAATGATGAACCATATCTTAGGAAACCCTCTGCAGTAAAGAAATCTTCTGCACCTGCGTTATTATTTGCTGGTGAATTAAAAACCTCTACTAACTCTTGTTGACCTGATACGGTTACAACCTCATCAACTGGGCCCCATGAAAAAGTTCCAGCAAATGCACCACTTGTCCCTGCTACTGCAGGTACTACATTTGTAAGGTCAACTTCTTTAACCTGTACGCCTGGTGATACTTGAAATGCCATATTTTTCTCCTTTTTGCGACCTTAGTCAATTCTTTTAATGTATTTATATTTTTTTGAACTTAGTCGTTCTCTTGTAAATACCATCGGTCTCCACTCGTGTCTACAAATGAGTGAGACTCTTTATCCAGTTCTCCAAAAACTCCTACTGGTAAGACATCGTCATATATTTCCTGTTGTTGTCCTGCGTATAGTAAGTCTTTAACTTTATTGTTTGTTAGGTGTTCAAAAAATTGAGTTGTTAAAAACCAACTAAACACCACACAATTCATAACTAAATCATCATGATAACCTCTATCTGCTTCAAAAGACATTCCTTTATTCACATAAGTTAAGAGTTCTTTTATCAACTCCCTATCACAAATTTTCAATTTATTTTCTTCTAACACTTCCTTAAGTGTAGAAGTTCCTATTCTTTTAATCTTTCGGGTCATTGTTACCCCGATGTCTTCTAATCTTAAACCACCCTGAACGAATACATTATCATATTCTAAATCATAATGCATCTGTTGTGCAACCACAGCTCCCTCTGCATTGTTTTCTATAATCACTAATGCAGTGTTATAGTGTGAACAATATTTTGCAATTACATCGGGATACAGTAATGGAGATATCATATTGTCTCTATATACTGCAACCTGTTCAAATGGTTCAGTGGATACATCGAAAATTGTAAAGGTTGAATAGTCAAAACCTCTCCCTTTCGATACATCTACAGTACATATATAGGTGTGAGTCTTCTCTGGCTTTTTATAAACACTAAAACCTTCCTTGTGCCAGATAGGATTTGATGAACGTAATCCTAACAGTGTATCAGATGCAATAAGTGTATTACCCGTTCCTAAGAAACTATTACCATACTCTTGTTGAAACTGTAACTCAGAAGTGTTTGCAATAGTTTGTTTCTTCCATTCTTCATCACGGCCTGGAACATCATACCAGTTTATCAGAAACGATTTGTATTCTGATTCACCTACAGTTGCACTTTCATATATTTTGTGGAACATATTACCCACACCGTTTGCAGTAGAAGTGATAATTACCTTAGAATCTCTACCTGAAGTAACCACGGGATATGTTGCAGTGTAGAACTCTTCTGCATTTTCAACGAATGCAAACTCATCTAGGTACAACATATTAATAGAAAGTCCACGAATTGATGATGATGATGTTGCAGCTGCAACTAGTTTACTATCATTACCAAATTCTATATTACCTTTGTTTAGAATCTTAACCCCAGGCTGTAAAAAGAAAGGAACAGATTCTAACATAGTAGTTATCCTTGCAACCATCTCTCTTGCAATTGCACCTTTGTTTGCAAGAACAGCTACTGTAACTTCGGGTGTAAACAATAGATACCATAGTAAATATGCACAAGACGTAATAGACTTACCACTTTGTCTCGATGCAAGTACTATACTGAATCTTTCTTCATTATAATGTGTTATTAAACTTTCTTGATATCCACGTAACTTAAAAGGAACCATACCCTCATCAAGAGAGATAATCTGTGTATAAGATTCAATAAAATAACAAGGGTCTTGTTGACACTTGAGATATTCGTCTAGTTCTTCTTTGGTATACTTCGTCTCAACGTTTGCACGTTTGATTTGAGTGTTACCTAGATAACCTTCATTCTTCGTATTTACCATGTTTGTTTTTCTTCAAATATTTTTGTAAGTCTGATGTTGACCCAACGTATAAGTGATTATGAGTATCACCTTCTTTTGCAATTTCTTCTTTGTTGATACTTTTCATTTTGACCTGAAGGTCTAAAAGTTTTTCTGCAATCTCTGAGGTGGTTTTAAGTATCTGTCCTGCCACTTCATATGCACGAGGATTCTCCATCTCTTTAGATAGGTCTAGGATACCGTCTAATGCATCCTGTCCCCTCTCTACAAGGTCGTAAAGATTTTCCCTTGCATATCTATAGTCTGTCTCTAAAGACTCCTTAGAGAGGTCTGTACGGACTGTAGGGACTTTCTTTAAGTCCTTCTTCATGTCCGTGTTTATATCTAATACTTGATTTAATTTATCGTCAACATTGTCTGTCATAATTTTTCACTAGTCTGTGGTTGAAGCTTCATTACCACCATATCCCTCATCAAAGAATGATACATCTTCTGATATAACATAATTGTCCTCTGCAGATGCACTTCCTGTGAAGTATACTTTATCACCTTGGGACAAAGTAACGTTACTAGAAACCACTACAGACAGTCTGTCTCCTGCTATAGAAGAGACTGTTGGGTCGGGATTAGTAGATGAACCTTCCATAGTATCATTTACAGATACATTACTATCTATTGCAGCTGAGAAAGTCACTGTAGTGTTATTAGACACTGCACTTGCAACTGTTCCTTCAAATGCTGGTTCGTAAAACTTAACGTCCTTTACGATGCCTGATGTAGTAAGTTCTGATGATGTGAAACCATGTCTTCCATCATTTATAAATGTTTTCTCTCTAACCTTAGTAATAACTTTACCTTTATATACTGGGCCAAAGAAATAAGTTTTCATTGTAAAATCTAGAGTAAAGTTAATTACTCTCTTGTCTTCAAACGACCCTTCGAATTGGTCGTCCATATTTACACCTGTTAAAATGATAGGTACGTCTCTTACTTCTGACATATCATCAATCATTTTCATTGCAACCGTATATTCGGGTTGAAAATACGGTAGTATTTGTTCTACTATTTGTAAACCATCTGTCATGTTCTTTGCATAGATGGATAGTGTAAAGTTTATATCATATGGTGTGGGTTGATATTGAAACTTTCTACTAACATTATCTGACTCCATAGTAGTTTTAGTGGAACGGATAAGTTTATTTTGTTGTCTATTTTGGTCGTAGGTGAAACCACTGACTTCAAATCCCATTCTAGGAAGTGATATTGCACTTCTTAAGTTGTCATTCAAATCGGGTTCTTCTTTTAATCTCTGTAAGAACTTCTGTCTTTGACCATACGACAAAGGAACTTTAATACTGTTTACAACTGTCCCATCTGATTTAGTCTGTTTAACTGTGATATTATTAAACATGGTACCAAACACAGATACTGAACGTCTTATTGTTTCATTGTAAAAATATGTAAACATGATTAACTATTATTTCCTATCTCACCGAAAGGGTTTGTTTCACTGAAGTCTATGTAATTATCAGCTGCATCTTCGAATTCTTTATTTTGTGCATTCGGGTCATTTGGCATATCAAGTGCATCGGTAATTGTTTGTATCTGTCTAGTTGCACCTGACACTGCACCTACTAATCTGTCACCCACTGCAAGTGGTGTATTGTTGTGTATGATTGTAAGAGTTCTGTTAGACCTTTTATATGTAGACACTTCACCAATAACATTATCACCAATCTTAAGTTCTTCATTTTCTGTGTAATTACCTGAGTCTCCTGAACCAGCAGTCATTGTTGCACTTATAGTGTATGTTCTTTCTGCTTCAACCAAGTCTGCATTAGTACCAGTGTCAAAATCTTCTCCTCTATATTCAAATAATTCACATCTACACTTGAATACAAAGAGCTTACCGACTTGATAGAATGGGTCTTCATGTTCAACAAACTTAATTTCAAATAAAGAACCACTGAGAGGGAAGTGTATTACATCACCTTCGTTTGGTCTGAATGATGAGGTGAGGTTATTATCTAGAGATACGAATCTTTCCCATGTTCTAAGTGCAATCACAAAGGTTGCTTGGTCTCTTATCTCTACACCAAACTTAGAATATAAGTCTCCTTCTCCTTCAAATCCTTCTACGTTTTCTAGATATGCTTCAATCTCATATGCATCTCCAAATTTTGATGCAACATCTTCTCCTAAAATGGTGTCTTCTTCTATTATCTCCCTAGGAAGATAGTAGATGTTGTGACCATACATTCTAAGTGACTCAACAACTAAGTCTTCATACAGGTGTTGTTCAGACGATACTGCATGATTGAAAAATACATTTGTTGGCATAATTAACCTATCATATCTATAGGAGGTAATTCATAGTTCAATCTTGATTCCTCTTCTAGTCTTCGAATCTCCTCCTGTGCTTGTGTCATTATTTCATTTCCGTTTAACTCAACTCCGCCAGGCAATTGCATCCCACCGAATTTGGAAAGGTTTGAACCCCATTGATATTTAACTAATGCAGTTGTATATCTTTTTAACCACATGTCATTGTATATGTCTGTATAAGTCGTAGGGTCTAGTTTTCTAAAACACTCAATCAAGATAAACTCACCAGCAGTAACAGAATCTTTATCCATATCTAGGTATAACCTGTTAGTAACTTGTTTATATCTTATAGGTATTTCACCCACTAACATATGGTCTAATAGACTGATGTGTTGTTGCACTTGTTCGTAGTACAATACATTAGTTGCAGTTAGGTCATATACATCATTCAATCTTAGTTGATATCTAAGGTCAAACATATTGAGGTTGTGTTTATCGTTGAAAGGAAATATTCGTACTACTGATAATACTGATTCGGGTAACACTACATATGATTGTTCTTCTTTGAACTCTTGACTTTGATATGCATTACTGGAACTATTAACACCAGTATGTGTTTCGTTAGTCTTCATGGTATCAATTTGACTTTGAGTCAATTGATGTTTTAGATAGGTACGAATAGAACCATCG